AGCCAACGAATTAGAGGCCATGTTGGTATCATAAACAGTACGGTATGATGGCAACACATAGTTCAGTCCGAGCATGAGACGCCCCATACGGACAATCCCAGACCCAGTAGGATTCCGCATTGTGATTCGGATGTACCGGCCTGTACCTGGAGTGGTAAGGAACTTGGTGTAGATCGCTTCATTATCTACAACTATTGGCCCAATAGTTGCCGAATAGTTGTAGACTCCTGCTGTAGTTCCCCATTCGATTGTGAAATCCATCAGAAGCAAATTGTGGTTAGCTATGCCAAGTGTGTCGAACGTCCTATTTATGCCACAGTCGAATGTCATCACCAACACGGTAGAGGCAAGGACGATTTCCCCGTACAGAGTATGACCATATAACCCTTCACCGTACATCTCACCAGATAATGCAGAGGAGTTGGATATCCAACCTACACGGGATAGCCTTGAGTCTTGAATCAGATCTGGGGCATGCCCTGCAAACTGATAGAAGTCGTTCTTGTTGGTAAATGATGCAGAGGCCAACACCTCGGAAATCATGCAGTTCATATCAAGTCCTCCACGGGCTTCAAACTATTGCTCCTGTAGGTACAAGGGCTTGCCGCCTGTCGAACATCTTAGTGACTGCACGGCCAAGCGCACGACCGTCCAACTGAAGAATGATTGTCTGCTGTCCACTACCCTGCCCCCCGGGAGGGGTAACTGTTACACGCTCACCTGACCTTGCTTGAACAGGAAAACTATCGTTGCTATAACCCTCAGGAACAACGTACCCGCCGGGTGGTGTGCCAGTTGCAAACTTAGGAGGTTTAGTCGCTTTCAACGCGGCCAGTTGCAATGCACCTGTTGCTAGTACGAATGGAATCATCCACCATGTTTTGAGGTTGGCAAGCACACCGGAAGCAATGTCAATAGCCGCTTTTGCTATAGCATACCTCTTTTCTGCTTCCCATTGTTCTTTCATGAGTTTTTTCTGCTCATCAGAACCTTCCTCTGCGGCATCTATCTCAGCTTGATATCTTGCGTGAATCAAGTTACCGATAGCCGCAACTGTAGACTGCCATGCAGACACCACACCTTGAGATACGGAGATTGCCCTACTCAGTCTTTCCTCATCTGCTTTTTTACTTGCTTCAGCTAGCTCTTTTTCTTTATCCTTCAGTTCTTGTATTCTAGCAAGCTCTGCTTTTTGTGCCTCATCTCTGAGACCTTCTATAAACTCCCAAGTTTCTTGCTCGGCCATTGCTTCTTTGGCCTTCATATCACGATAAGACATTGCGGCATTAGTGTTTGACACTTGAGCCGCTTTTGCTATAGCCTCTAACCTCGCTTTTTCTGCATCTGCGGCAGTAGTATCAACAGGAGTCCCGGTATTTGCTCCAACACCAGAAGATGCCCTAACACCTAAAGCCTTGTCTCTTGCCGCTGATTGTCTTGCTAAACTGTCGATATAAACCGATACAATTTTCTCCTGTTCTATCTTATACTGTGTAATCCTAGACTCAGAGTCAGTTATGAATTGCTGAGTTGCACTATGCCTAAACCTGTATATTGCTTGCTCATCACCATAAACGTTTTTAAGCTGTAAAGCCAACTCTTTTGCTACGTTACGGTTTTCAATGCGCTCTATACGCCTAGCATTTATAGCTCTGTTTGTTTCAAGGGAAATCTCGCCTATAAGCCTTTTTTCCTCTTCTTGGGCCTTTTTCAAATCATCATAAACGCCGACAGCTTCAGTAAGGGCTTTTCCGGTAGCCTTAGCTGTGGCCAATGTTAAAGCCTCAGCTTCTTTGAGATACTTTACATAACTACTGACTGCCTTTACTGCTAGGTTAATGGCCCCAGTAACCCCACCAAAAGCGGCCCCCATAGAGACTAAGGATTTAGTAGAAACAGTGGCAGTTTTACTAACATCACCTACAGCTTTATCCACTTTTTTAAGGTCATTTATTGCCTTAGTAGAATCAGATAAAACACGTATGATTAGCTCTTCATAATTGATAGCGATGATGCTACCCTCCTAGTGGCTCTTATTTAAGGATCGCCACTCACCTTCAAACAGCGAGATAGTGTTGTAAAACCTAGCCGGGTATTTCAAGTAACCCTCACCGTACGGTAGCCCCAGCCCTGTGTTTAACAATTTCCACCCCTCAAAATATCCCCAAAACTCTTCAGTCAAATACTTTTGGATATCCCCACGCTTTATTATAGCTACCGGGTGTCTCCAGTCTCCAACAAAGAGCTTAGAGTCCTCTCTGCCGTCATGTATCAGCTTGGCCGCTCTCCCGCTGACGACTAGGTGGAAGGCGACTCGGGCTTTTTTACCTCGTCTTCTCCCAGCACTGTCTTACCGTTGTGCGCTACGATCAACTCATAAAACAGGTCTTTCAACTCAGGGATCTCCGGGATGTCTTCTTTAACCATCGGCCTACGCTCACCACCAATGTCCAAGATGAACGGTTGCTTAATTTCCACAATGGAAGCCAACAGAATCATTTCGTATCCTGTGTCCTCTTTGCTTGACCTCCGCAATGCCATCTCTTCAGCACCCGATAATCGCTTGAACGTAATAACCATATTCTTGTTTCCACAAGCCTCTGGTTTATAGTCCCAATTACCCAAAACCTTTAATACCATATAATGCCTCCCATTCTAATGTTAGAGTACAAACTGGACTTCATGTCCAATTTGTGCCATTGTCTGCCTCCGAGTGCTTAACCCCTAAGCACCTTAAAAATGGGGGAGCGGGCCGGAGGCCATGTGCGGCTGGCGACCAACACATTAGACATTCCCTCTCCCCCATAAATTATGCCTGATTCACGTAACGATAGAAGGCAAGTTCAGTACCTTCAAGTGGTGCGACCCTAAATGGGGAACTAAATACCTGAGCATCTTCACCACCCGCTGATGCACTGAACCCGGTAAGGCTCATAGGCACAAGGTAAAATGCTTCACCTTCGCCTACTATAGTAGTCTTGTCTACGTACAACTGCCCGATAAGGATAGCACCCTGAGCAAGAGTAACCTTGTAGTCAGCAGGTGAAGTTTCTGAGTCGTTTTGATGAACTATGTTAACGAACTGGCTCTGAAAACCACCCTCCTCGTCAGTAAGGCCAACAGTGAAGATACCCTCTACGTTTCCTGTGATATCTGTTTTGCCTGTCCTGTAGACGTTATAGTCGTTGCAGAACGATGTTACATTTACCTCGTTTGAAGCCCAATCCATACTCCAGTTGGTAATGTCACACAGATCGGCACCAGTCCACAGCTTTGCTTTGTCTCCACTTGCCAGCGTTGCGCCAGCGGCAGGAACTTTCCACATGAAGCCAACTACAGCACCAGCAGGGAAAGCAGAGGCACTTGAAGCGATCCCGGTAATCAAATACCACTTGCCAACAGTAAGGGCAACAGGGGTGATAATCTCTGCACCGAATGTTCCAACAGTCAACTTACCATCGGACCCGATTGTTTTCTTTTGCGTAACCATAAAGACTCCTTTTATGTTCTTGCGAACTCACCGTGATATTCTAATGCCGCTTTATCGTAAGCCGCCTTAGCCGTTGACTATGCTTCCCAAAAAGCGGTAAGTTCAAATAGATACCGATAGATAAGTTCATCTTCGGTCCCGAAGGCCGCAAGGCCCGTTGTTCTGATGTCCCAGAGCGAATAGTTTGATATATTATTTCGAGCAAGCAGGATGTCTTTTCTCAGTTCATCCATCTGCTCGTACAGGCTGTAACGATCCGTACTGTAGCCATTAAATTGCACTACAGTCTGCCCTTCATCTGTAGCACACAGGTTGCGTGGTACACCGGGATCACCGACAGGGACCATCGTGAAATATGGGTACGGTGGCTTCAATGGGGAGACGTTAAACTGAATAACGCCCGGAACCCATGTTTGGGCATTTACCCATGTATGAAGCTCTTGGATGAAACTAGCCATTTGCCATACTCCTCATGAAAGCGTCATGCTCAATTCCGGGCAACGCTCTCTTGACTGCCTCAAACGAAGGTGCCATATACGGTTGAGCATCCATATAAACAGTCCCTTCCTCAACGTAACCCGCATAATAAACTGTTGAGCCGTAAGTGGATTTACTCAGTTTCCTAATGGAAGCCTGAAGTCTCCCAGTATCCACGGGTACATAACTCTTTGCTACCTGAACACCAACCTTGATAGCCTCAAGCTGAATCTCTTCAGCAAGCGTTTTCAAGGCCCTTGGCATATTGACCTTGGTTCTACGCTTGACAACGATACTTGCGCTCATCTTTGTGACAACCCTAGTTCCATGTGATCCCCGAAGTTAGACACGCCGTTCCATTGTACAGACACAACCGTGAATGACCTACCATGTACATCAAACATAATGTCACTCAGCTGAACACTACTTGCAGGATCACAGTAGAAGGTAAACCCAGCCCCAGGATGCACAGCCCCATTCAAGTTTCCTACTGCCCCACCATTGAATTGTAGCTTACCGCGCAAAACGCCCACATCGGTAAACGCTTCCTCGGCCCACGAATCAGACACGTTCTTCCTGCTAACGTGCATCAGATCTTCATAGATACTTGTGTTCACCAAGAATACCCCATAAGCGACAAGCCCAAACCACCAGACACTCTTGGCCTCTTGTAGGCATGGATGCCAGCAATAACAGACGGTGGATAGCCAAGCCCAAAGATGTCCACACCTTCCTTACTCATCGAGTAAGTACCAACCGACTGACCCGCAAGGCCCGTATCCTGATTGCGTCTGAATGTGTCGAACTCAGCCATTCTTGCCCCAATCTGCCCCAACCCATGAGGCCAAGCCACTACAGCAAGAACCTGTTGATTGGTGTCTACCAGATCGGCTTTGAACGGCAAGGTCACGGCAATCGTATTGGCTGTTACAGCCGCTATCTCGTAATAAGCATCATTCCTTCTAGACCCAATGACTATCATTGAATCCCCGGGCAGAAACTTATTCATATAATCATACGCACCGGCGTGAGTTACAACCTTACCCGCATAGGTAAGCCCACTACCCTCCTGTGCATCTACACCTCCGGGTACAAACAGGTGTCCACAATACCTTGCAACAATCCCGCTTATCCCCTGTAGACTCTCCATGATACGCTCGTCGTACTTTGTGGAAAGCGCCCAGACAGCGGCCCCGACAGTTGCATCTGAGCATACATAGTCAAGGCCGCCTTCCTTAACAAGGAGTCTGTAGCCAACATAGAAGCCTTTGGAACTGTCATCGGTAACGGTGGGTGCAATTGCCTGAGTCCCATCGTACATTCCCCGAAACAGCTTTACCTGATAGACACTACTAATCATGACTACAAACTCCTCTCACTCCTAAAGAGTGGTATACATAGTCACACCAGCGCCGGGCTGTGTAACCTTGGCACCGAATACATACAGACCCTTAATAGCGTCTGCAAACCGCTTCTCCGGAGTGTATCCAACAATCGAATTGACGGAATCAACCATAGCGATTCCTTCCTGATGTCCAAACGTCCAGATGGAAGTCGAAGTACCGGAAGAGGGCGTCTGATTGGAGAAGAACAAATCAAAACCGGCAACCTGTCCCTTGTAACCCATGGGGAGCATCCCTGCATCGAGGAACTGCCCCATAAACCGAACGGTGTCACCAGCCGGAGTATCCGAAAGGAACACGCCCGAGTCTTTGAGCAGTTTGATACCAGCCGCATTGACGATTGCATACCGGCCATAAACCGGCACGTTTGCCTCATCAAGTATCTGAGCGGCCTGAGTAAAGTACCCATAGATGTCATCCACAGTCGGAGTTTTGGGTGTTCCAACAACACCAATTGCTCCGGTAAACCCAGCGTACAGACCAGCGATGTAGGCATCGACAGTCTTTGCCATAGCATACGCAGATCTTTGCATTGCTTTGTCCATGAGATTCGGCTGGGTCTGTGCCTCGTCAATGCTATCAATCTGAAAGTTAAAAAACTTAGATTGGTTAATCAGCAAAGTTTGAGCAGAAGCGACCAAAGTCTCAGGTCCACCAGCAAAGTCGGTGTCCTTGATATAGTCACCAACGGCAACATCGCCAAACTTGTTCAATTCGATAGCATTACCAAACTGAGCGTCCGGCTGGAAATCCCTGTTGATCGCCCGACCGTAAACCATGCTCATATCGAGGTTAGCCAGAAATCTGGCGGACCACACCTTCGGAACTAGACTTGAAAGAGACATAATTTTTATCCTTTATTTCATACCTTCAATACGACCTTCACGGAACGCTTTATTGATGTCAGCCTCTGACATTCCTTCAAGGTCCTTCATGGAGTATTGAGGCTTGCCGTCACCACGCATTTCGGGTGCCCCGGCAGTCCCTAAGTTAGTTGCCAAATTCTTAGCAACATCCGATTCGTGAACTTTAAGCAGTTCTCTGACCCCCTCTGCCCTACGATAGGGATCGGCCTCTTCAAACACCCGTCTCCAAGGCTCGCCTAAGCCCGCATCTGCGAACGCTTCAACAGTCCTTGCACGATTGTTTGCTTCCTCTCGCTCCCTCTCAATAATAGCCATCCGCTCTTCCAGCGTCTTGCTACCGCTTGTACGCTTCTCCAATTCTTTTTGGAGATTCGTATTGTTCTGGTCCAGCTTACGAACACGAGCCATCAGATCAGCGACCTGTTTGTCCACATCATTCTGAGCGCGCTTCAAAGGCTCACCAGCCGGTTCCTTAACAATGTCTTCGGGGGTCATTTCTGCACTCACACTAAACTCCTTGGCATACCCATCGTAACGGATTGCCTACTTTATATTAATTAGCCAATTCCTCGGAAGGATCAGCCTCAATTTCTTCATCATAACCGGGTAACTCAGACCTTGGTCCTGTACCATCCTGTGGCCCATTGGCGGGGCGCATACTGGACTCTATGTCCAATTTACGTATGATTCCTTCGCGGTCGATCCTAAGAGCCTCTTCTACAGGATCCAACTGCAAACCCGACAATTCTATCATCGTTCCATTACTCAGCACCATACCAGCCTGTCTCGCTTCAACCAACAGGCCCATAGTGTTCCTTGGGGCAACCCTACGGAATATGCGAGATATCCCAGCCAGATCATATTCACCCTCAGCGGTCCATGTCATAAGGAACGTCTGCACCAAATAGTCCATGTACCGCAAAGATTTCTGCCATGCCTGAATGGTTGTCTGGCAATCCATTTCAAGTGGGTGCAGTCTCTCATTCACCTCCTGCGCCGTCGGCGGAGTTTTGCCCTCACTGAACGAAGCCGGATCGTAACTTTGCGCCCCCTCAAATATAAGCCTCCGCAGGTCAGCCTGTAACAACTTAACCGCATCAACTTTGAGGTCTTTTGAGACAAATTTCGCGTCTCCGTTAACGTCATCAACGAGAATAATGCCCGATTTCTGCATCTGCTCTTGTATGGTGGTATCATCCTGTCCCAACCCCTTCATGAGCAAATATGCCAACCGTGTTTGGCTTATCTCAGAACTCAAATCACTCAATACCACATCGTAGGCATCCTGCAATGAGGTAGTCATCACCGCATTGCCAATCCTGTTCGGATTGTTCGGAAACTCTACCAGCGGTATCCCCGACCTCCCAACAGTACCAAACCCATGAGGCACAACAGACACCCTATCGTAGGACAATTTCCTGTTCATCACACTGATAGAGTACATTGTGACATTGATATCATCATAGATGAACAAACCATGCTCATCGTATATAACACCAAACAAAGGCTTGTTCGTAAACCTATCGTACTTCACCATGGCGTTCCACGGTTTGATAGGCGTTGCATGAATGTTCACACCATCCTTACTCAACAGCACAAACGAAGTACCACTGTCTGCCGCAAAGCTGGCAACTTCCTCATAGATACCAGCAACCTCATTGGCATAGTTGCTCTTCTTGTAGAACTCCACCACAGATGCCGGAATCGTAGTATCAAATATTACCGCTACATTGGACGCAAAGTAAGCAGTCTTCGTGTTTACTATGGTCCTATCAAAAGGCATATGTAATCTGTGGTTCACAATCTGAGGGCCGATAGCTTGCCGTGCCAGAATGGGAACACCGTTTGCTTCTCTTGGGTCATCCCAAACAAAATGTGTGGCCTCTTCCAGAACAAACCTATTCCACATTCCACGTGCGATGATATCGAAAGATCCCTTATCTATAATAGCCTGTTTTACTTCTTCTAAAGTAGGCATGTTACCTCCACCAATCGCTTGGCACTGTGCCAGCATCACGGGCTTTACCCATAGCATCATTTACCATTCCAGGTCTTGGTATCTTCCTGTCAATAACTTCAAGTGGAGTCTTGGTAGGAGTCACTGGCCTATTCGCAAAAGCCTCAACAGGGGTGTTCACATAGTCAATGCCCTTGTCTTGCATTGTATCTTCACGCCCCGAAGTAAATCCATTTACAATAGTCATCATGCTGATCTGCCTCCTAGCTTATCCCATGATATCACCCGGAAAGGTTTTATCTTCTCAAGCCCATAACGAGTTGCGTCACAGAAATCCCGTGTCCCCACAAGCTCTTCCTTATCATTAAAGCCCAACTTACTAAACTCATCGTAAGCGGCCTCTGTACCCTGCTTAAACACTATGCTCTTAAACCTATTCAGCCTATCAATGCCACCAATAACAGAACCTGCACCCTTCTCTGCTTTCCTTACTGCAAACCCTTGGTCCCTTAGTAACCTAATAACCTCTGGCCGGGCCGAATCCACAACTATAGCCTTGCTCACTTCCCCAACCCAATCGCCCAGCTTCTGCAATGGAATACCACTCTTGCCTCTAGCAGACTCTATCACCAGCTCCCTTTCACCGGATTGCATAGAAATACCCACCAGAACATTATTGCCTGAGTAGGAAAGGTCCATACCGTAGATATCCGGTTCTCCGCCCTCCGTACCATCCCATACAAGTTGACCATCACCGAACGCAGGTCTTTCACCATAAGGGCGCAACTGACCAAGCCAAGTATGTAGATATAATCCATGATTCGTTTCTTTGTCGTACTCCATTTCAGTACGCAGTACTTCAGGGAACCAAGGATTCTGGTCATAGTTAAC